TCTTGACTATTACTGTCAACAACAGTTCCACCCATCGATTCAACGAAGGACTTAGGATTATTAATCGCACCAGTGATGCCTCCAGTAAGACCACTCATCATATTGTTCAATCCACCCATCATACCCATCACCATTCTACCCAAGAGTGGTCCACTAGTTTTGACATCAGGTGGGAGTGTGCCTGCTTTCTGTGCATCTAATCGTGCTAATGCTTTCTGTGCTTGTGGTGACAAATTTTCTCTTCCAACCACTTGTCCTGTAGGTGTAGGTGCTGCTGGTTTAGTTTGTCCTGATGCTCCTGCACCATAAGTTCTATACAGTTTCTCCTTTAACTTCTGAGAGTATGCACCTTGTCCATGCTTTTTATCATAAGCAGCAATTTTCTCAGGGTTAGTTGACTTCATCAACTCAGCGTGTCTCTTGTTGGCTGTTGCTTCTCCCTGAAGCATTTCTGGCGTCATGTCACCTGCCATCATACTAAATCCTTGTCCAGGTTCTATACCTCGGATTGCCATGTCAAGTTGTCTTGCTCTCTTCCGTTTCAAATTAGTTGCTTTTTGAGCATCACTAGTCGCTAAAATCCTCAACAGTTGGTCTGATGTAACACCTGGGATAGCAGCACCACTCATTACATCTTGAATGGTCGTGCCCTTTGGCAACTGTTTCAATATCTGTTGTTGATTTTCAATAAGATCAGGTCTACCAATAGCAGCGATGCTTTCTTTAATCGTCGTGTCATCCGTTACACGATAATCTTTTCCCATTTCTGTATGTACTATTCTGTCCTCAAAGACATTACCTCTATCAGTTTTTCTATCAAAATCAAATAAATCTCCAGTTAATAAATCACCAATTCCAGCAAGAGCACGCATTATACCTTCAGGTGCTTCATATTCTCTCTTGTTTCTAAACTTATTATACGACCTGATTAGATGGCCATTTTCATAAAGTCTGGTTCCCAAATTACCTCTTGCTGTAGTGCTACCTAATACTCTACCACCTTGCCCTCGCGGTTGTCTTATTCCTTCTACCATAGATGTTTTTTCATTCATCTCTGTTTTACTCATCATGAGTGTCTCGGGATTTATCTGCCCCAATCTATATCCAAAGTTAGAGTTGGATGCACCACCTGAACTCTCTTTCTCTGGATCAGGCGTTCCTTTTTTACCCAAATCTGCATCACCAATATAACCACCGACAGAAGCGTATACCGTATTATCTACCACCTTTGGATTATTTGTACCGCCGCCAGCGGCATTCATAGCTTCTAACTTTCCAATACCAATTTTTTGAACTGCCCCGCGAGACATGACAAACTCACCAGCAGTAAGCATCGCTGGAACTTTATCAATACCACTAGGTCCATCTACCCGACCACCATCAACAGATTCTGAATCTTTTTTTCTCTTTCCAAACTTATCAAATAAAGATACAATACCACCACCAGAATATCCTTGAGTTTGTTCTTCTCCACCACCAGTAACAGCATCTGTAAGTGCCATGGCACCACCGACTGTTGCTGCTGTAGCAAGACCCGTAGTAAGTAACTTACCTTTCTTACCACCTAGGAATCGTGCAAGTCTTCTAGCACGCAGACCACTGACTAATTTCTTTGCAGCTAAAAGTTTTGCAATAGCAACAGTGAGTTTTACTGCACCACCAATCAGTGTTTTGGTTAGACCAAGGATAAATCTACCAATACTATTACCAAATACAAGGTATAGTGCAATCAGTTTTGGCCAATTATCTTTGAGGAATCTTACAACACTATTAAACTTCTCTCTATTCTTTGGATTGCCTATCCAATCCAAGAGTTTCATTAAAAATTTTCCAAGCAGAAGATTGAATAAAAATCCAAATACCCTACTCAGAAGACTTTGAACTGGTGCAATTACTTTCTGAGTACCTTTTACAAGTGCTTCAAATCCCTTTGATAGTTTAGACTTTTGAAGTGCTCTCTTTTCTTGCTCTGCTTTCTTTCTATCAAACTCAGCAGATTTTTTCTTTACATTATACTGCTGCTTCAGTATGTCAGAAATCTTGACAACTGATTTTGCGATCTCTGCTATGAGATTCTTCTCTTTTGGTTTTCTCTTTTTCTTTTCTCCACCCTCTTCTTCAGATTCAGGTGCCTGATAAGGAACTATTGCACTAGTCGATAATGCTTTTGGTTTAAAATCAAAACCAGTGACAGATCCTTTTTTAAATGAATCTGCAGATATTTTTGTCTTTCTTGCTTTGAACTTAGGGTCTGCTGCTTTTCTTTTTTGTCTTACTTTTCTTATTTCCTCTGCTAAGAATCCAATACGAGGATCACTTGCATCTTTTATTGTTAATGTATTGACTGCCTCCATCAAGGCACTAAGATAATCCTCCTCTTCAGAGAGATTATCTAGGTCTACACCCATCTCTAAGAGTATTTCTATTGGATCGGTGCTAGTCCTAGATGCCATGCGCGTGCTGATGCTTTAACTTCTCTTCTTCAAGATGATTCTGTAACATACTAACGTAGACATCACGTTCCCAAGGGAGCATGTTTTCAATCTCTGTTAGTGAATATTTATGGTACTGCATCAACGAAAAGTTAAGTTGAAAATAAGCCATAAGGTTCATGTGAACCATGGCTACGCGAAAAAAGATGCCAGTCCCTCAAGCACAACGTCACTCTTAACTTTAGTTTTTGGATTAGTAACAGAGATTGTATGAGACAACTTAGGCATCGTCTCAAAGAACTTCTCAACACCCTTGAACTGAGATGAATTCATGGACTCAAGGAAATCAGTTACCTCTTTCTTGGTGCAATCAGCAGCCGCCCAGACATCCTCTTCAGTACAGATAGAATCAACACAAGATGCAATCAATTCAAACGATTGATCCATCTGATTCTTATCATCAAAGTCAAAGTTATTCTTGATGAATTGATCCAGTGATGGATACTTCATTACCATCGTGATCTGATCATCAAGTTGAATTTTGTTTGTATGATCTTCGTTCTTCTGAATCTGAATGTCATCAATATTAATCTTCACAGGGACTTCAGTCACCTCATCATCAGGGCAAATGATATTGACATCGAGTTCTTCTCCAACAGACTTACCACGAATATTCAAGAACAAATATTCAATATCAAAAGTAGGAAGTGATTCTACTTTGATACCTTTGGTATGAATACAGTTTTTGATAACCGTTTTAATTGCTGTAGTGATCTGCTTTGGATCTTCACTCTCCAAGGCAATCACAAGAACCTTCTCTTCTTTTACAAGGAAAGGTCTATATTTAATCTCTTGTCCTGTAGATGGCAACTCAAGTTCATAAGTTGGCGTAGCAATCTTTGGTAAAGGCATGATGTCCTATAGATGTATTTCAGTGTGATTATTTATTGAGATATTTGTTGTCTTAAACTGAGAACTTTCTGTTGTAGAGTAGTTGGGTTATTAGGATCAAAGGGTTGGCCAGCGACTTTTTGAATTGTTTCACTGAATATTTTAGTGCTGAAATCTGTATTTAATTTTGGTATAGAATTGGAAATAACATTATCAATTGATGGTTGAGGTGTTTTTTTATTCTCTGGTGAAGCTGCTGCTTTCGTTGGTGTCAGAGTATATCTTATGTAAGTCATCGACACAGTACACTTGAGCAACTGAGATGAATCATATGAGACAGGCATCGAATTGATTGCAATAGGAAATGCCTTGATAAAGTTATAAGTCAAACTGTTTCCAGTCTTTGTGTAAGTATCACTTTCAAATTTTGTAATCTTCAATCCAGAGCAAGAGTAATCATCCACATAGTTCATCCGATAATGATATGTCTCGGCCTCTTGTTGATTATCACCACTGGTTGAAGCACCACTAATAAAATCAATCCAGGATTCAAAGAATTTAATTACTAGATAATTGTTTCCATCAACATAGAAAGTAAAATCAATTCTATCATCAAAGACTCTACGATGAGCATGTCTCTCAGTTACACCAGTTCTGTCACTTGCAATATCAATTAGTGCAAGACTTGAACCTGGAAGAGATGCCTCAGAACAATACAAGTTTAAATTGCTCTGATCAGTGGCAGCAAGTTGTATTCCTCTTTTCTGCAAGAGTGATCTAAACTCACCATCACTACGAGGGATAGCAAGTTCCAGATAATATTTTGAGGTAAGAGAGGGTCTCCCTAATTGGGACTTAAACTGATCTATCGTTACTCGTCCAGCCATCTATAAATAGTTTTTGACTTTATATACTATGTATGGGAGAAAGTATAAAAAGTAAATACAAACCTTCATTCCCTAGGAAATATAAGGGTAATCC